TATGACTTCTCTCGAAGCAGAGAATAAGACGCTCAAAGAGGAAAAGGCAAAAGCCACTCGTGAGAGCGAAATTGCCGCAAAAGCCAAAAAACTGGGAATCCCCGACTATTTGCTCAAACGCATCACGCTTGCCGAAGATGCCGATGTTGACAAAGAACTCGCAGACCTCCGTCAGGATTTGGTTAATCACAACCTCATGCCAAAGGAGCAGTCGCATGAGACAGGAACGACCACAGAGCAGATGAAAGCCGACGCGCAGTCATGGGCTAAGGGTCTGCCTGACGCTTAATAGCTCCAATGTTCAACCTCTAACATCAACCCGAAATGGCTATTGATTTCAAGAAAGAGAAAATCAGCGGTCGCTCTCCCGAGTTTTGGCGCGGCGAGGCAAAGGTTCTGCCTGGTGGTTTCAAGCCGACAGAGGATTTCCCTCTCGGCACCGTAGTTCGCCGTGCAACACCTCTCTTCGTCGATTTCGAGGCTCGCACCGCTGCGGTCTGCAAATCTGCCCTCGTTCTCGACGGAGGCACAACGACCAAACCTCGTGTGGCGAAAGGTCATTATTTCGCCGTCGGCGACCGTCTCACCAAGAGCGGCGACTGCGCTCTGTCTCCGACAATCTCTGCAATCGACCGCACTAATCCCGCCTACGACGTGATTACCCTCTCGGCAGCTTACACAGGTCTCGCCAAAGACAACATCCTCATGGAAAGCACCGAGGCGACCACTGGCGACAATGCCAAGAAAGCAGAACCGCTCCATGTCCCTAACATGGTCGAATCTGCCGACTATGAATTTACTGGGAAAGGTCTCCCGACCCTCGACGCAGCTTACGATGTGGTGATTCTTTACAAGAATGTGCCATACCCGCTGCCCGCAGAATGGCTCGCAGGCAACTTCCTCAAAGCTAACCCGAACATCATGTTCATAACACAGTAAAGTCATGCCTCCCGAATTATTTTATTCTTCAATCTTCGGCGAACTGACCCGCAATATTCAGATTCGCTTCGATGCGGTCTCCGAGCTTCACAAAAAGCTCTTCGACAATGTCATCTTCGAGCGTTTCCTTGACTGGGACCTCCCGACCGTAGGTCTTGACTTCGAGGAAATTCTGGGCAAGTATAATATCACCGTGGCCGCTCCGACAATCGGCGATAACTCGAAAGAGTCAATCATCGGCTCGGAAGGTCTCGAAACGATGAAAGAGCGTATTCTGCGCCACGCCCTCACGCTCCCTATGTCGATTCAGGACTACCGCAAGGTTCTCCAGATTCTCGATTCCAAGCATCTGCCCGACAAAGCCAAGACGGAGCAGCTTACCAAGCTCATGTGGGGCAATGTCGAGACGGTCGTAAAGGCGGTTCTCGCCAAAATCGACATTCTATTCCTCCGTCCTCTTTCCAACGAGGGCAAGGTGGAACTCGATACTACAATCAACCCCGAGGGCGGTGTTCGCGGTCTCATCGACTTCAATCAGCCGTCCGAAAATATCGCTACCTCGCAGACCGCGTGGACTGCCGCCAATCTCGATACAGTGGACTGTATGGAGGATGTGCAGGCTATCCTCGACGCCGCCGCCGACAAAACGGTATTCGACCGTATTCTGTGCGCCCCCTCGCGCATCTCCTATATGTGCCGCTCCAAGAAGATGAAGCTTATGGTTCACGGTAGCGACAAATCCTCTCGCATCGTGCAGCTCAAAGACATCAACGAGTACATGCAGGAGAATAACTTCCCGATTTTCGAGCCTATCCGCAGACAGGTTCAGATTCTCAATGGCACTCAGAAAATGACCTATACGCCGTGGAATGAGAAAAACATGGTATTCATTCCTGGTGGTAAACTTGGTCTCGTGAAGAACGCATGGGCGAACAACGAGCTAAAACCCGAAGCTGGTGTCTCCTACTCCAATTACGGACGCATCCGCGTCTCGCAATGGGGCGTGGGCGAGACTATGGGTTCGGACGGTGTCGAGTTCACCAAGGCTGAATGCTTCGCGCTCCCTGTCATCACCGAAATGAACGGTATCTATACCCTCAAAACCCAAGAGTAAGTGAATAATCTCGCCGCCGTCAGCAGATTGTGTAACGCTATCGCGAACACATTCTATCCTGATAAATCCACTATCGAGTTCGCTCTTTTTAACGAGGGAGTGGACGCGACCGCCGAGGCAACTCCGAAAGACCCTGTTATCTTTCGGGTTGCCGCTCGGCTGGTGAAAGGCTATGTCGAAAGCAGCCGCTCCGAGGGAGGAATCTCACTCTCGGTCAGGAGTGAGGAAGCAATCAAGCAGAGCCTTTCCGTGTGGTGCAATGTCTATGGACTTGACGCGGAGGAGGAATTATCCGCTTTCTTTCGGATTCTTGAAGATGGCTCTAATCTCTGGTAAGAATGAGAAGCAACGGCAAAATATGGTATGCGAAAATCAGCGGCGGCGGTCTTGATGCTAACGGCGAGCCTATCCCCTCGAAAGAGGAATGGAGCGAAGCCGTAGAGTGCGCAATCACCACCAACAATGATACTCGCAAAGGGAAGTATGAGGACGGCGAATTTCGCCAAGCCTCGTTTACCGTCTTGATTGAGGGCGACCCCGAAGAATCACCCAAAAGGGTCAAGCTCGAAAGATACGGCGAATCTCTCGGAGAATACCGTGTTTTGACCGTTACTCCTCTTCCTATGGTCGGCAGAACACAGTTCATGGTTTGAGCAATGGCAAAGAAGATAGTCACTCATCACAGTAAGTATAAGAGCGTCATCGTCTCGAAGTTCGACATGAGAAAAATCCATGACGGACTAAAAATGGAGATGAAGCAGCTCGTTGATTCCCTCGTATTCCGATTCGAGCAAATCGGTGAGGAAGCTATCAAGATAGCCCGCTCAAAGACATGGGAAGATGGCTCTTTTCACGATATTACAGGCAACCTCCGCTCTTCGATTGGGTATGCTATCCTCGTTGACGGAAAGGTTCACAAGCAAAGCGATTTCAAAGCAGTAGCGGGTCGTATAGATGACGGCACGAAAGGGTCTGCCACAGGTCAGGCACTTATCACCAAACTGCAATCGAAATTTCCGTGGGGTGTGGTTCTGATTCTCTGCGCGGGAATGAATTACGCTGCCTATGTAGAATCCGTGAAGCACAAAGATGTCTTGACCTCCGCAGAACTGGTCGCCGATAAACTATTCAAGCAACTTCTCAAAGGTATCGTCGCATGATAAAGACAGAAATTCAGATTGAGAGAGACTTCTATTCTTTCGTAGAGAATAGCGACCTCGGCAAGGCTATCGAAGGAAAGGTTTACCGCTCCGAGATGCGCCCCGCCGATGCAAAGACCGAGGATTTGGTTATCAAGTTCCTTGCAGGGCTTGACGGTCAGATTCAGACAGGCGTAGTCATTCTCAATCTCTATGTTCCCGACATTCCTTTTGGCTCTGACGGCAAATACTCGCCGAATAAGAGCCGTATCGGAGAGTTAGAGGAACTTATATTGTCTTTCATCGAAAGCGCGGGAGACGGCGAGTATTTGCTTGAAAGCGACGGCTCCCCATCGACCGTGTATAATGACGAGATAGAGCAGCATTTCATCTATTCGAGAATTAAATTTCAACGTTCAACATTTTAATCCCCACCGAGTATGAAAAAAATCATCATGTCGTGGAGTAAGTGCAAGATTGAACTGGGAGAGACAGGGGCTAACGATGCCTTTGCCACTACTCTCTTCAACCTCGGCATCATCAACGACAAATCAACGACCCTCGCCACAGAAGACGGTGAATCGCTCGAAGCAAAAGCTACTGGCGGTATAGTCGTGGCGACCGAAGAGGGCGAGCCTATTGTCACCCTCACAACCCGCATCAAAGAGATGGATTTCGAGACCGAAGCCAAGCTCACAGGTGCCGTCGTATCAACCGACGGCGACGAGCTGACGGTCAAGACCAATATCGTAAGCGGCGACTACTCCGTGAAGCTGACCCCGAAGAATATCGGCTCAATCGGCCTCAAAGCCCGCCGCTGCCATGTTTCGTTCCGTCCTGGCTCTTCCGAGGAAGAGGGTTCTTATGTAGATGTAACTTTCAAAATCCTTGCTTGCGAGGATGGCGAACTCTACAAGAAGTTCCGCGTGAAAGCCGCCGACTGGACCGATGCAGCGTAACGCTCTGCCATAAGCTGACGAGTGGAAAGACACCCCTTGTGGTCGGTAGGAGAGACCACCATTTTAGCGAGATAGAGCAATGGTAGCTCGTTGGTTTCATTTGCCAAAGGTTGCGGGTTCGACCCCCGCTCTCGCCTCTATCAATATTCAAAAGACATGAATCAGACAATCGAACAGAAGGTAGCGTCCGCGATTTTGGAAAAGAATCTCGGAGAGATAGAGATTGACGGCACGGTATTCAAAATCGGTGCGCCCTCAATCGCAACGCTCATTCTCGCCTCCGAGATTATCAGCACTCTCCCGATTATCGACAAAGGAAGCATACCCTCGAAAGATATAACTTACTCGGTGCTTCAACATGCCCGCTATTTCAAGCCTCTCGGAGAGCTTGCTGCCGTGCTTATTCTCGGCGCAAAAGGTCTGAATGAAGAAGTAGTCGAAGAGGTAGAGAAACGCAGTCTATTCGGCTTAATTCGTCGTAAAAAGAGCATTATCCGAATCGTTGACCGAAAGACTGAACTTGCCGAGAAGATTCTTCTCTATGTAAGCCCCTCCCTCTTGCTCAAAACGATAATCGGGAGGCTGAATCAACTCGAAGTGGGAGATTTTTTTCTCATTACCACTTCCCTGTCAGAGGCAAATCTTCTAAAACCGACAAAGGAAGTGGTGGACTAAATGATAGTATCTGGGCTACCGTCCTCGGAATCGCAAAACTATTCGGAATCTCGGCTCATGCCGCGCTCTATGATATAAGCTATTTGAACGCGATGATGTTCAGCAGAGCAATGCCGATGCCTTACGATAAGAGCGATTCAGACGCGCCTCTGTACGATGACAGTAAAGATGCCTGCAACCCTGATAATTTCAAAGATTTCACCGAAGACGAGGAGGTAGTGAGAATATGAGTACCGAAGTAAGCGGCGCATTAATGATAGGCACTGGGGTTGATACCTCAGGCATCGAAGAGGGCGCACAGCAGATAGAATTAAGCCTCACTCAATTAGGAGAGAGAGCTTCGACGGCGGGAGCGTCCATACAGGAGGCTTTCGCCAATATACCTACGGTTACAAATATCGATTTCACCGCAAATTTCTCTTCCGTCGAGGAAGCGGGAAACTATATCGGCGAAATGTATGCCGAGGTCGCCCGCGTCATTCGTCTCAATCAGGAGGGGTTGAATGAACTCTCCGTAAAGTATAAAGAAGCCGCGAAAGCTGCCGACATGTACCGAAATGTGCCGTCGATGCAAGAGAAGTACAAGGAGGCAGTTCAGCAGAAAGATGCGCTCAAACAGCTTATCGAAGCCCGCAAGGAAGCAATCGCCCAAGCGCAGAGGCAAGAGACCGAGTTAGGCAAGGTCGAGAAGAAGATTCTCGCCAATGCGCAAGCTAACGAAAAAGCCGCTAACTCTACGATGAACCTCCGCACTCGAATCCGCGAGCTTACTATGGAAGCCGCCGCTCTTCGAGATGCAGCACAGGAACAGGGTCAGGAGTTAGATAAATCGACTGGCCGCTATCGTGAAATTATTGAAGAGATAGGTCGCCTCAAAGATATTCAAGGCGATATTCAGTCAGCAGGTAGCGTATTCGCCAACGACGAGAATCAGTTTGCGGGTGTGCTTTCGGGTCTGAATGGTCTCGTCGGAGGATTCACCGCCGCACAGGGCGCGGTCGCTCTCTTCGGCGCGGAGAATGAGGACTTGCAGAAAATTATGCTCAAAGTTCAATCCCTTATGTCTATCACTATGGGATTGCAGCAAGTTCAGCAGACCCTCAATAAGGATAGTGCCTTTTCTCTCGTAACCCTCAATAGTCTCAAAACATGGTGGAATAAACTCCTCGTGGTCGGAGCTGGCGCACAGGCGACCGAGACCGCCGCGACGGAGGCTCATATTGCCGCCGCAACTGGTGATGCAGTTGCCGAGACTGCCGATGCGACCGCTACCGAAGCCGCCGCCGTAGCCAAACAGACTAAAGCAGCAGCATCAGGAGAAGCCGCCATCGCAGAGGGAGTCGATACCGTAGCGACTGGTGCTAACGCCGTGGCAGCGGGAGCGGGAGCAACCGCCAATATCGGCCTCGCAGGTGCTTTCCGAATGGTCGGTGCCGCGATTGCCTCGATTCCTGTATTCGGTTGGATAGCCGCCGCAATCGGTGTCTTAATCGGCGTAATCTCTCACTTTGTCAGCGAATCCAATAAAATGGAGGAGCAGGTCAAGGAGAAGAATGAATTGCTCAAAGATAGCCGTGAGGCGTATATCAAGGCAAAGGTCGGCATCGATGACTATACCCGCCGTATTGATAATTTCAACGGCACCGCCGCCGAGGAAAAGGCTCTCGTCGAAAAGCTCAATTCCGAATACGGCGCACAGATGGGTATGCAGAAGACCCTCGCCGAGTGGAAAGATACTCTCGCATCAAAGGGTGAGGCTTATTGTCGCGCCCTCGAACAGGAAGCGGTCGCTCAGGCATATCTCAACAAATATGTCGAGGCGAATATTCATCTCCTCGAGGTTCAGGAATCAATCAAGTCAGGCAAGTATCATCACTGGTATAATACCAAATACGGCGACCAAAAAGCTGATGATGAAGCTCGCAGGGCAGCAGAAGCGGAGGTCGAGAGATACCGCCAAGAATATGAGAACGCAATCGCCCAAGCCAATAGTATCCGTCAAGAGGGAGGACTAAATCTCAACTTTGACCTCACTCCAACGACTACCCCTAAAGGCAAAGGAGGCGGCGGCGGTGGTAGCTCCGCTCCAACTTTCGATGCCAATGCAGCCGCCCGCGAGCAGCGCAAGGCTCTGGAAGATTATGTCGCACAGGTCAAGTCTTTCATTCGTGAGGCTAACGCCACGGTTACTGATTATGAAATTCAGATGCAAGCCGAGGGGCTGGGTCGTGAGCTGATGCAGATTCGTATCAGCAGTGAGCAGCGCATCGACGAATGGAAGAGAACTCTCCGAGAACAGGCTGAATTAAAGAAGCAGATGCTTCACGATATTTACATGACAAAACAAGGAGCTACCGAAGATAAGTGGGAAGCCTCCGATGCGGGTAAGATGTCGATTGAGGATTACATGAAAGAGTTCCTCCACGGCACCGACCTCTCGCAGATTGTCGATAATATCGATTTAGCAAAGCAGCTCCGCGATAGGTTGCAAGACGATGACCCCGCCAAAGCATGGCTCAGTCGATATGTCGCCGAAGTCGAGTTTGCAGAGCGTCAGGCAACCGAGATGCGCCAAAAGTATTACGACCAATGGGTTCAGGAATACGGCACGAGCGAGCAGAAGATTGAGGCTCTAACACAGAAATATACAAAGATTCTCAACTCTGTGCCCGCAGAATTTCACGACCAAGTTCACGCGGCGTGGGATGCAGCCGTCGGTCAAATTAAGCTCGCAGACCTCAAAAAAGAACTCAACTGGCAAGAGATTTTCGGCAATCTCGACCGCATTTCAAGTGCCTCTCTTGCTTCTCTGAAAAAGAAGTTACAGGATTATATCAAGACCAATAAAGACCTCACTCCCGAGGGTTTGAAAGAGATTGTTGACGCTATCGAAAAGATAGATGATAAGCTCACAGAGCGCAATCCCTTTGATGCACTCGGTACGGCTCTTGATAATCTGACTACAGCTAATAAAAAAGTCAAGGAAGCCCAAGATGCGTATAATGAAGCTCTCGCAAATGGTACTGATGAAGAGAAAGCTAATGCGAAAGCCGCGCTCGAAGCTGCAAAGAATGTCAAGCAGAAAGCTCTCGTCGATGCGACCGATGCGCTTAAAAGCACCGTCTCGCAGATAAAAGAGGTCGCAGGTTGCTTTGATGCACTCGTCGGCACATTGGAGACTTTCGGAGTTGAGATACCAGAGCAGTTAAGCGGATTCCTCGGCGGTCTCGGCGATGCCCTCGGCGGTCTCGAATCTATGGACTTGACGCGACCGTTCTCTATCATTACAGGCGCGTTCAAGGCGATAGGTGGTATCGGCAAAGCTATCGGCTCACTCTTCAATAACGACGGCAAAAAGGAGAAAAATATTCAGAAGCTCCAGAAGCAGATTGATAACCTCCAAGAGGCTTACGACAAGCTCGGCAAGTCGGTTGATAAAGTCTATTCCAAAGATGCCTCCCGAATGATTGAGCAGCAGAATCAGATGCTCCAGCAGCAGAAGATTCTCCTCCAAAATCAGATTCGAGAAGAGGAATCGAAGAAGCATACCGACCACGGCAGAATCGAGGAATGGCAAAAGCAAATCGAGGAGATTAACGAGATAATCGCCGAGAATAAAGAGAAAGCCAAAGATGCCATTTTCAGCGAGGACTTGAAAGCCGCAATCGAGAACTTCGCGAGTGCCTACGCCGACGCATGGGCAGCGGGCGAAGATAGAGCCAAGTCTGCAAAAGATGTCGTGCGCTCCATGATGAAGAAGATGGTTACAGAGGCTATCAAAGCCGCTATCCAAGCATCGGGCGCAATGGAGCGAATCAGGAGTCAGCTCGAATCGTTCTTTTCTGACAATATCCTCTCCGACTGGGAGCAGAATTACATTATGCGCATGGCCGAAGACCTGCAAAAGGAGTTAGACCAAAAATTCGGCTGGGCTAACAGTCTCCTGACTGATGATGTAGAGCGAGAGGGAACACAGAAAGGCATCGCAACCGCCTCTCAGGATAGCGTCGATGAGAATAACGCCCGCCTTACCACGATTCAGGGTCATACTTATACCCTCACGCAAGGTATGGCAGAACTCAACCGCACCTCTTCTCTGATTCTCGATAAGGTCGCAGGGATTGAGGAGAATACCGCCAAATCAGCCGAAACTCTCGATGAAGTCTCGGACGGAGTGAAGAAGATAAAAAACTCGGTTGATGAGATACAGCAACAAGGAATCAAGATACGCCCGTAATGGAAAGATTGATTAAAAATATCAGAAAGAAGTGGCTGGAGGCTAAAAAGGAAGCCGCCCGCAAATGTGCTGCAAAGGGAGACCTACGGCTCGCACAGCGAATCCTCGACTGCGATATTTTCACAGGAGAGGAATCTTTCGAGGGTATGGTTGAGCTTATTTTTTCTCCGCAGGGGATTGAATTTCTCACGACATTCAACTTCCCTGACCTCGCCACGTTCCGCAAGTTCAAAAAGTATCATCCCGAAAGATACGGCGTGTATATCGACAAGGGCGAAATTTCGCTTATAGAGCCTCGTCGCGCCTTTCTGATAGGAAATACCACCGCGAAGATTATCTACCGTCAGACAGCGGGAAATCGCCTAAATCTGATGTGTGGAGCGACGGCTGATGTAACCGCCGAGGGCTATTCGTTAATCCGCATCGAAAAAGACGCTTCGTCGGCAGTCTCCGTCGTTACTGACCCTCGTGCTAAAATCCTGATGTGATATGATGACAGGCAAGCTTTTCATCGACGGACGCGATGCTTTCACGGAGTATGGTATTTTTGTAGAGAGCAGCGGATTCAAGCAGCTTATTCAGTTCGCATCATTCAAGAAACTTGATGAAACGGACTGGCCCGAAGAGGACGGTACAGAGGTGGATTTGACCGCTCCGATGCTTGATACCCGCTCTCTGCAAATCCAATTCTGTATCGTGAATATCCGCTACGCAGAGGATTTATTTGATGAGCTTGCCACAGGCGCGTATCATACATTCGAGTTTAAGGAAATCAAAAAGACCTATAAACTACGAATGACCTCTAACGGCTCATTCTCTTCCTTTGTCCGTCTCGGAAAGCTCTCTCTCACATTCTCCGATGATTTCCCGACAATCCCGACCGATGAACCTTACGCGCTCGGAAAGACAGAGGTCAGACAGGTAGGCTTCGAGATTGACGGTGTGGATTTCTCCCGATTCGGCACATATATCCTGAACGGCACCACAGACAACCTCCGCAAAGCTGCCAATACCAAAGAGAATCTAAAAGTCAGTAATAAGGCGACGGCTGGGGTTCAGTATGACGGCGAGAGCGTCTATTTCAAGTCAAAAGATGTCGCTCTCAAACTTCTCATCGACGCTCCAAATATTGATGACTTTTGGAAGAGATATAATGCTATTTTCGCAATAGCCTTGCAGCCCGAAAACAGAGTGTTCTATTATGCGGAACTCGGCAACGAATATGATTGCTACTATAAAAGTTGCTCGGTCTCTAAATTCGAGATTTTGAGAAGTGGCAAAATTTGGTGTGAGTTCCAAATCAACCTCGTTTTCTTCGCATACCGTCCCGTAGGTCAATACCTATTACTTGCCACAGAAGATTTCGACTATGTCATCACAGAGGACGCGACCAATCCCGCAAGAATACGAATCAGGCCGAAGAGTGGTATTTCTCTTCTCATTACCGAGAATGGCGAATATATCATCACTCAACCCGATAGCGATAAAATTTACTTTAACAACTAATCAAATTACCGAATGGCAGACCAGAAAAAACGAATCTCGGAATTGCCTGAAAGCTCTTCGACCACTGGGCTTTATACTCTCGGCGTGAACGCGCAGAATGAGAGTGTGAAAGTCCCTCTCGGCACGATACTTTCGGGCATCGCTCCGCAGGCTCAAAAGGCTGTAACGACAGCCAATGAAGCCAAGACCGCCGCTGATGAAGCCAAGGCCAAAGCGCAGACCGCTCTCAGTACGGCGAATCAAGTAGCTTCGGTGGCGGACAGTGCCAATACGGCGGCAGGGGAAGCCAAATCCGCTGCGCAGACCGCAATAGGCACGGCGGGTGACGCTAAATCAATTGCCCAAACAGCCAAGACCGCCGCTGATGAAGCCAAGGCCAAAGTCGATGATGCAGCCGATGAGTTGAAAGACTTAATCGCGCCTCGTCTCTTTGTCAATGCTTCCGTATTGCTCAATCTCTCACACCCCACGACCCTGAGTGCAGTTATCTCTCTTATCGCAGCGAGAGATGATGCGGCTCTCTACAAGCAGAGAGGAACCGTAATTACATTCCTCAGCGACGAGGGCTGGCAGACATATCAGCACATTTACTATCAGAAACAGGGCGCGGCTCTCCCGCAGTTCGACCCTTTCACAAGACAGGATTACTGGCGTAAATTCGGCGGTTCTGCTACCGTCGGCAACTGTTACAATGTAACCGTTGATGCACCGAAAGCACAGGGATTCTACACTCTGGAGGAAGCAATTGCCAAGACCTTTGAGAAAGGCTATACCAATATCGGTATTCAAATTACTTTCTCAATCGCCAATGCTTCGTGGAAAACCTATCAGTATATCGGTGCCGATAGCTCGGAGACTAATTTTAAGAATCCCTCCAACTGGCTCGACCTCGCGGGCATGAGTGCGGGTGATGAAGTAATCATCAATGTAGACCACCTCTGCGGAGCTTGCACTTCGTCTGAATACTATACTCTCCAATATGCTATCGCTGCAATCATGGCGTTGCAGACGAGCCGAGGTATAAACTACGCCAAGAGCGGTCTCATTATCACCTACAAAGTATCTGATACCGCATGGGAGACAAAGCAATTCAAGGGCAGCGTGAGCGACTTCGGAGAAGCAGCCCTGTGGAGCGACTTCGGAGGAGGCGGTTCTTCCGTCGAGACCTCCGACACCCCCGAAGAGAGGACGGCACCGATGCGTTCTCTACTGGAGGCGCATACGCATCAATCCCGACCGAGATTGATGTTGACACCTCGACCGAGGGCGTTGT